ATTCGATCGAAACATCTGCAACGCGTAGCCAACAGGATCTCTGTCGCTAGCGTCAGAGAGATCAATCGTTGCAAATCGACCAGTCTTCGACGAGTCAAGAGCCAACCGACCATTTACCGTTTGGTCATGAAAATTAATATGACCACGGGTGATCGGTGACGATTCGAGGATGGAAATTAATTTCCTCGATATCGCCTGCTGAGTATATTGATTACAGCAGGGTTCAATGGCTATGACCCTAGGCGTTTTAAGTGTCTTCGGAACAAGCGTGACCCGCGAGGGCCATTCTTCTTCCAAATGCACCATCGAAACAAGTTTGAGCTCCCTCGCTGAACTCCCGATTTCTCCGCAACTAGCAGAGTAACAGGAATCCAGAAAGGGGAAGTAAGGCTCAAGACGATGGTGCCAGAACCTCCAAGTGAACTTCCGATTACCGGAAATTCGCTCAGCGGTTTGGCCGGGACCATGCCTAGGAACCAACATATCAACACGTATATCGTGTATGATATTGTCCCAAAGCACAGAAGAGACGAGCCTGAAAAGGCTGTCCGCTTCTTTCGGCAGCGGGAACACGTTAAAGGAGCGCTCATTTTCGATGAAACTCTCCAAAGCCCTGAACTCCCTTGCGGGTGTACAAGGCAGCTGTATCTTTTTAAAAGCCAGGCAGATCTGCCTGATACTCCTAACAAGATCAGCAATATCAAATGGGGAGTGACCAGGTGGAAAACCTGTGTCATAATCGTTAATCCTTCCTGTCTCTTTGTCAAAGATGCGACCGAAGATCCCTCCTAAAAATAGGGGGCTTCTTCCACTCTTCCTGAAACGACGGAAGAGCTGAGGGTCGACTGAGCCACGCTCAAGACATCTTTCGAGGTCTCGAGCATACTCAGGTAGGGTAATCGTCAAGAACGACATGCCCTCATCCCTGACACGTGACTTGATTGTTCGTAAGTCACGTAGAGAGACCTTAGCAGCGCACTCGACGCAGGCGTCTTTGTAGATAGCCTGCATCACTTCCAGGAGCTTGTCACTTATTTGGCTTTTCACACGAACCTCCTACCTAACGGAGGCAAAGTGTCCAAAGCCTTATGACGTGCCTAACTCCGATAGTGACCCTGAGCAAGAATATATCACTTGCTAAAGAGGGTTACCGAAGCTGAACAGACCATCGGGGATATAATCCCACACCATGATTAGGCGGTAGACGCTTTGCGTCTACTCTTCTTCACAGAGCGGGCTTGTTTTCTTTTACTCCGACGCTGTCCATCAATGACCTGCGCGCCCAGTTCGAGTACGGGACGTAAAACCCCGTGCCGAGCTAGGTCAACCGCAGCAACGTCGCTGTCAATATCATTTTGGTTCATGCCATCCACAGAGGATAGCATTAAACCACGAATGCGTTTGGCATGCGGACCTTGAGCATTGGAGATGCCGATCAATCGATCGACATCAAGACCGCCTTCTTCAAGCAATTCGAGGACTTCTTGTGAGTCCTTCAAAGCTTTTAGAGTGGAACGGAAACGGATCCAATTTTTGTTGGTTCTAGAGTTCTGTTTCATCTGTGTTCTCCTTGGTATATTGAGAGACGTGTATAAGTAGATTAACCTCATACACGCCGTTTCCCCTATTAGTTGTTTCTAAATAAGGGGCGGAAAGTGATGGGTTAACTCGAACAAGCAGGTCTAGCACTCCATTAAGGATGTGTTCGACGTATACTTGCTCACTTAGACGGACTAACCTGCTAATCCTGTCCATTCTCTCTCCAGGTAGGAGAGGGCGCGGTTCAGAATCAATCAAGTTATCCATTTACGTCTCCTGACCAATGATTTTGCCGACCATGGTGTTGTCGTACCAAGCCTTCATTCCGGTCCAATGGTTCTGATGCTCGGTGAGGGTAAAACCCACCTCCGGGCGGTCGTTCTGCACGGACCAAACGTTTTGCTCGTAATCGTTGGAAGAATCCAATGGATTCGTAACAATTTTACGTTCAATCGACTGACAGGTCGACACAACATATTTCTTTTTGTTGCGTGTAACCTGGCGGTGACGAATGTCAAGGCTAAAAGTCAAGTCACTCATTCGATACAACGAGTGAGAACCCTCTCTAAGAATGAGAGGCATAGACTTGGCGACGGCATTTACAGTGATGATCTGTGGATCGGCTAGTGCCATAAGGATTGACCTCCTGAAGTTTGGGAGTTGCTCGAGGGTAAGCTGAGAAGTTTCCAACTTCCAGCCGGGCTATGCCCCCCGAGAAATAAATCCTCCTGATGATTGGCTAATACCAATCGCCCCGAGGATCGCAGCTTGACGTAGGGATAATCCACCCCACGTCTGGTCAAAACCATAAGGACAGTCTGCAACCTTCCGCACCTTTGTTTCAAGGGATCTTTCCCAGATGAAGGTACGTTGGCCCGACTCGAAGAACGCAGTGGAAGATTTCACCACGCTTCTTTTCATCGAGCGCATGAGGAACAGACCGCGCGAAACGATCCCGTCGACTATGAAGTCATCGGCACGTTGAATAAACTTACCGAATTGACTAAACCAATCGACGAGCCAGCTCCATGGAGTCACTTTGTAGATCACAGACGGACTGATACGTGCACCGTAGAGTGTTAATAACCTCCGAAGTGCGCCGATGTAGCCCTGTGCTTCACCGGCAAGCATATCAAATTCCGGTCGGTAGTACGTGAATTGGCCTACGGCCCATACTTTGGTTTCAACAACCTCGTATAGCTCGCAGTAACCTTTGCACGGAATACCATCAATTACCTTTGTCTCACAGGTTCCCTGAATATCATTCCCGAAGGGCATGATAGAAGGGTGATATATTTTCCCTATGAGCTTTGAGGTACGACTGTGATCAAGGACTGCCCTTTTCCTTTTCCACGATCCATTATCTCGAGTAATCTCGGATATGTAATCGTTAGATCGCTGCCAAGTGTCATACATTTTGGCAAGATCATCGAGAAAGGGTACCCATCCGAATTCGTGATTTAGAAAGCTATCACCAATCCGTTTTGGATTCATGACCACGTTGAGATCACTATTTCCGCCGAGCTGTCTCCATAAGGAGAGAGCATCGTCGGCCGTCGTTTTCAACATACGTGGCATGTCCCTCAGTTCATAAAGAAACTGGGAGACATTTGCTTTCGAGACACGGGGCTTGAGTTTATCCCAAGCTAGGGAGTCATATCCGACGATGCCAGGGATGCCTGATGCAAAGTAGTTCGCAGTAGTATCAGCGAGCCAATTCCCATCGTCAACGATTTTCCCGTCATATTGCCACCAGAAACCTGGCGCAAATAGACGAGATCTAGCGTTAACAGCATATGACCTCGAACCTGGTATTTTAACTTCCAATAAGGCAAACGGGCCACCTGAATGGTACGGAGGGCCGGGATTTTGTTGATCCCAGCATCTTCGCGCCGTGATGGAACCCGGTACACTGCCGGTAGCATGCACATTTTGTGAGATAAACACTTGGTTGTTTTGCAATACTTTAAACACACCAAG